TTTTACAATATTATCAGGAATAGGAGTTATATTTTATGTTGCATGGAGAGCATCTTGAAAGATACAATATTATTTGGTGATTGTGTAGAAACACTTAAACAATTCGATGAAAAAGCTAGGTGTTGCATCACATCTCCACCTTATTATGGTTTAAGAGACTATGGAGGGGAGGATTGTCAGATAGGGTTAGAAGAATCTCCAGAAGAGTATATTCAAAAATTAGTAAAAGTATTCCGAGAGGTAAGAAATAATCTAACAGAAGATGGAACATTATGGGTGAATATTGGTGATAGTTATTATAACTATAGACCTGGAAAAGGTCAAGGATTAGTTAAACAAACTGTTTCTGCTAATAAACAAGATCTACCAGACAAATGTGCAAGACGAGGTAATAAATTAGAAGGATATAAAGAGAAAGATTTAATGGGAATACCTTGGATGTTAGCATTTGCATTAAGAGCAGATGGATGGTACTTAAGGCAGGATATTATATGGAGTAAACCTAATCCTATGCCAGAAAGTGTAAGAGATAGATGTACTAAATCCCATGAATATATGTTCTTATTGAGTAAGAATCAAAACTATTATTTTGATGTTGATGCAATTAAAGTAGCAAATTCTACTGGTAATCAACTCAAACGTAGGAAAAGTGTATGGAATGTTAACACTAAACCCAATAAAGATGCACATTTTGCAGTATATCCACCTGAACTAATTGAACCATGTATATTAGCAAGTAGTCAACAAAATGATATAATTCTTGATCCTTTTATGGGATCTGGAACTACTGCAATGGTAGCAAAATCATTAGGAAGGTATTACATAGGGTGTGAATTGCATGAGGATTATGTTAATCTAATAGAAAACAGAATATCACAACAAGGGGGGACGCTTAAAGCGTTCCTATAGTGTAAGGCATCCGTAAGACTTTCAAGGTTGCGTTCAGTCGCATTTAAGTCGAACTTAAGCAAATATAAGTCCTTACACCTATTGTTTAAATTTTTAACTACATGGCAACACGCAGAAGAACTTCAGCAACTCGTAAGACTGCTAAATCTGCTACACCCATTGTTAAGGAATCAAGGGCAAGTGTTAAGAAAGTTACAACAACTGCCCCTAAACGTGTAAATAAAGTTACACCAAAGAAGGTAATTGAAGTGGCAGAAGTAACACCAACTCCCGTAAAAGATACCCTTAACCTAGAGAAACTATTTCAGGATTATCCTCGTGACGGTTTCGCACTTGCTCTCCTTCCTTTACTATTATTGGAAGCATTAACCAAAGAAGGTTTAAAGATAGCAGGTGTAATTTCTTAAATTATATTACACTGGGGGTTGAAAGATCCCCTTTTTTATGTTAAAATTGACTTATTATTATGCAAAACAAACACATTGAACATCCTGAAGATTCCATACTAAATGGCAATTTGGATGTATTAGATTGGTTTACCAGTAATGGTAAGATAACAGCAAAGATTGATGGTGCCCCAGCAATAGTTTGGGGGACTAATCCTGTTAATAATAAATTTTTTATAGGAACTAAAAGTGTCTTCAACAAAAAACTCATCAAAATCAACTATAACCATACCGATATTGATAGAAACCATAAAGGAGAAGTGGCAAATATTTTGCATATCTGTTTTGATAATCTTCCTGATACAAGTAATATCTACCAAGGTGATTTCATCGGTTTTGGTGGGACTGATTCTTTCAATCCTAACACCATCAGATACATTTTCCCAGATAAAGTTTCCCAAGAAATAGTAATCGCACCGCATACAACTTACACCACTAATGGTGATTTAAGGGATGCAATCGCAAGACCTATTAGTGATAAAGAACTGATATCTTTATGGCAAGATGCAGAAGATGTTTACTTTGTTTATCCAGATGTAACAATAGATCAGCAAAGAGATAATATACATGACCTATGCAAATTTGCAAGACAAATTGCAACTTTATGTGAGTTCCCTAATGATAAACAAGTCAAGACAATTAAGAAGCAATTGAATACATGTATCAGAGAAGATATTGATGTTGATGATATTGTACAGGACGTATTAGCTGATGATAACAACATAGATGTAAATGTATTGCGTTTGTGGAAGTTAGTGCAGTCAATTAAGCACGATATGTTTAACTATATCTCATGTAATGATGATATTGAATGTTACATTGAGGAAGAATATTGTGACCATGAGGGTTATGTAATGGTGAATGAGTTTGGTACATTTAAGATCGTTAATCGTGAAGGTTTCAGTAAGTCAAACTTCTTACTGTCCAAGATGAGAACAAAGGGGGACGCATAAAGTGTTATAATAATGAGGAGGCAATCTCCTCATTAATCATTTTTTTATTTTGTTTATGTCAAATTTATCTGAAAGAGTTCTTGATTGGACTAAAACCTATTGTGAGACTCTAACAGAAAATTATAAACAGCATAGTGTAAGAATGTTTCAAAGTTCTGATTCTAACTATTCTAAACAAAGGTTAGAAGATGTAAACAATGGAACTGCTAATCTTACCACGTTTGTTATCAAAAATGGTCGCAAGTATTACAAGATTATGCAACGAGAATTTGATACATTCCAAGACCGTAATGAATGGAGAGAAGGATGTGTTCATGCTTTCGTTGATAAGAATACAGGCGAAGTTTACAAACCTGCTGGATATAATGCACCAGCAAAGCACGTTAGATATGATTTAAGAGTCATAAATGATCGTGCTAAATTACATGACCCAGACTATACTGGATGGGCAGGTGGTTATCTCTATATGAGATAATCCATTTTTTTTATTCTAACATAAGGAGGTTAATTCCATGTATAAAAGTGAAACATTCGGGAGAATCTTCTGGGTTGATGATGAGAACGATTTCAAATCATGCCCACTAAATGTAGATGGAACGGGTGATTTTAATTGTGAAGATTATGTATCAGAGTGGTCAGATTGGGATGGAGTTAATTATGAAACTCTCTTTAATATCCATCAGTCATGTGTACTTAACAAGAACAATTACGCAGGTTCATTAACAATTAATGGAGTATGATTACAACTACTATTTCATTCGCACCTATCACAAATAGGGCAAGAGCAGGTAAATGGGGCAAACATATTATGTGTCCTAATTGTAAATCAATCAATAAAGTTTATCACTTTAATTGGTCAGGATTACAATGCTCTCAATGTAAAGAATTAATTGACAAACCTCTATGGAGTATAGAACAATGACCAGACAATCATTCAAACCAACTGTTAGCGAAAATCTAAATGTTGATCACAAAGTAACACTAACTGAAGGTGAAATTAGTACTATATTGTATTACCTTGATCAAGTTGCTGATGATATTGGAGAGTCCTATATTGCATCTCTTGAGGTACAATCAATATACAGTAAGTTAGAAACAGTTGTTGATACTTACTATGATAAATTAGAGAGGGCAAGAAGTCAACAACCAAATGCAGAATGGGAGGACTAATTAACAATGAAATGGGACGTTAAGTTATACGTAGGCGGTCAAGTCTTCGTAGAAAGTGTTAGAGCAGTCAACTATTCTGACGCAAAAGAAACAGCAATGGCACGAAATCCGAAAGCAAAGTTTATATCAGCAAACCCAATTCCATGAGAAATGTATATAATGGGGGGACGGGTAAAGTGTCCTATTAATGAAGGCACGAGTCCTTCACAAGTTGTTTAATTTTGAATCTATGAACGAATTTTTATATACAGTCGAAACTCCAAAGAATTTCGAGGATGGAAACATCCAAACCTCTAGTCTTGACAAGGCAAATGACCTATGTTTTGACTTACATTTAGAGTATGATTATTCATGCGTTAGATGTAACATAACAGGCGAAATCGTTGCCGAATATGGCGAAGTTTTCCCATTAGTTGCGGAGGGTTATGTATAATGAGTTGCCTACAAAATGAAATGATTCTTGAAGATCTATTTGAAGAGATTCTATCTGAACTATACATCACTCACAAAGATGATGTCATTAGTAGAAAAGAACTCGAAGAGATTGCTGCTACTAAAGCACAAGAACGCTTCGAAGATATGTGCCACTAATTAACACATATCTTTTTTATTATTCTTTCTTGATTAACAATGAACACTAACGAATTACAATCTTTTCATGCTAAACTAGCAACTGAAGATAGAAACCAAACTCAAGGATTGTCTTCCTTAATTAATATACAGGAGGATGAAAGGCAAAAGGAATATTGTTATAAACCTTATCGTACTTTACACAATTACTAACACTTATGCAAGACTATTCTGCTCCTGAATATAAAGATCTCTACAAAGAAATCCTTATTGATTCACAATGGACTTACGGAAAGTTCTGTGTTATTCCTTATCCATTCTATCAATCTTCTGAACAAAATGAAAAACAATCTACTTAATTCTTTACAGAAAGATATATCTTACTGCATTGATTACCTTGAGCTAGATGATACTCAAATCGGAGAAATGCTTCGTGCTTGTGAACAATTAGGGAACATCTCTGTTGAATACTTTTGCGAAGAATTTATCTTCCAATGTGATACTGAAGAGGAGTTAGATCGTTACCATGATGATAACTATCTAAAAATTAATTGGAAGTTATAAAGGGGGGACGGGTAAAGTGTCCTATTAATGTAAGCACATTACAAAAGCATTTATGAGAAAACTTGAAAGACAAATGAACTTCGCTATCTCTAATAAGGGTAACTGGGCAGGATCCAATACCACTGTTACATATAACGAGTTTACTAATTGCAGTCAAGTTCTTCTACATGGTCACAACATTGCATCCTATGATCATAATACTTCAGGATTGAAATTGTCCTCTTGTGGTTATGAAACAGTGACGACAAAAAGCAGACTAAATGCTATTTTGTTTGAACTAAAAACAGGTTGTAAAGTATTCCAAAAACAGTGGGAGTGGTTCATTGGTAACAATCAAGAGACCAAATCCTTTGTTGATGGTATGATTTTGTTAGATGAATATGCCCTAGAGATAGTATAACTTACTATCTCTTTTTTCTGTCCTTTATTATCACATTACTAAAGCAAATGCGAATCTTAACTATCAACGAATACAGTGAAGTCTGTAAGAGTTATGAACAATTTGGTTCTAAACTATTTGATGAAATGTTTTTAGGTTATGATGACAATTCTGTCTCATATCTTTATAACGAAGATTATTACCAATGTAATACAAAGGGGGACGCATAAAGCGTTCTATTAATGTACACCACTATTCAAAACTTTCAAATGGAAATTACATCCAAAGACGGAAATATGGTTGTTGATTTCTATCCTGTTAAGAATTGGGATGGTAAATTAATTAGCAATCGTATGCTCAAAGTATTATCTTTTCGAGGTGATATGCAAAAGAAAATGATAATAAGCAGAGATGAGTTTTATTATCAAGTAAGAGAGTATATTAAGGATTATAAGTATTCAGTTACTTCTGAATATATGCCAGCACAATTTATTAATCAGGAGGTGTAATCGTGCTTGAAACATTTATTGAACTTGCTGATTATGTGTGGTCATTCTATTCACCTAACAGCGAATTGTATCCGATTAAAGGTTTAACTATGGATGAAGTTTATGCTGCTATATTTGAATATAAGCAAAGATTGTTGAAGGTAAGTTATAACAACCCCGAATATATTAAAGCATTTGGTAACAATTATACTTACGGATATGGTGATAGTTTAGATAGAGAAAGAGTCAGAGATATATTACTTGAAAATCCAAATCTATCATGGGGTAACTAACAATGAAAACAACTCAATTAGAAACCAAACTTAACTTTTTATCTGACGTATTAGAAGACTTTTGTATTAAGAATGGAATTGAATTTATGTCTGCTGATGATATATTATATTCAGACATTCCATTAACAACTTATCAGAAAGATTGGTTAAGATTGTATATTAATACGTGGGACATTATCGAACAAAACTATTAACCAAGAGGACACAATCATGCCACAAATTAACAGAAACCCAAATGCAACTAATAGTGAATTAGATGCAAAACAGATAGTAACAAATAAGGAGTTAAATCCTAAACAAAGAGATGAACTAATTGAACAGTATGTAGAGTTAGTTGTTGATAATATGGACGTTAAATCTATGATGCAATTTATCACTGAAGAGTTAGAAATTAGGTATCGAAATGATTATACAGATGTTGAATTAAGAGAAGAAATTAATAACTTTGATGAGGAATTATATGATGAGTTAGTTGATAACGTAACCAGTGATTAAGAAGGTATTATTAACAGTTAGAGAAGGTAATATGTAAGGGGTAAGTATTAACCAATTTCATAGAGTTTTCCACAGTTATTGATACTATCTGTGGAAAACTATTGTATTATGATGTTAAATAGCGTTTTAAATGGTCTTATAAATATACATCTTCGTTGTAAAGGTTTTCCACAATGTTGTTAATAACTGGATGTAATATGTGGAATAAGTGTGTATAAAGGGGGTTATATTGTGGAATAATTGTTGATAAGTAGTGGTGATAATAGTGTGATTAAATGTGTAGAATTCTAGTGATTTTAGCGAGCGTAGTATAACACGAACTTGCGTAATATGTCAAGGGTTTTTTTACATTTTTCTGACAGGTTTTCCACACAAAGTTATAACAATTCTGACACACGGTAGTTGACAACAATCCCGTATAATATTATAATAGAGTATCAACAACCATCCCCCTAATCTAATGACAGTTACTAACAACAACTGGACGAAGAGTAAGTATAGAATAACACTAGAGATTGATGCGTTCGATGACTTTAACCCCAGACAAATTGCGTGGGATAAAGTGTTACAAATGGGAGACAATGAGCAGGTACAAAGTTACATCGAAGACCTATCGAATCCCGTGAGTTGGTAACAGTAAGGGGGGACGAATAAAGTGTCCTATTAATGTAAGCGAGGGCAGCAAATTGCAGTCTCTTCGCTAACACTTTATGTTGTTTAATTTCACACACAAAATGTCAAACAGTACCGAACAGTTTGTATCATCTAACTTCGCAGAATTTCTGTTGGATAGTGTTAGTAATGGTAATGAAATCCTTGCGGTTTTAGATGATCTTTATGAGGTGCAATCTACCCCGCTTTAATGTTAATAACCGTTAGGGGCAGTTGTTGACACATTGCCCCTATAATGTTATAATAATTATATACACTTAAGGCACGAACAGTTAGTAACAACAATACACTGTAATATGGCAGTGGTTTATAATAGCGTGGCGACAGTGTTTGCGGGCGTTCGTTGTTATTTTATGGCGGGCGTTGCGTATATTAAAAAAAGGAACCTTTGTGACCTCCAGAGGTGGCAAATCGAGCGATAGATATCGTTTTATGAAAAAAATTCCCCAGGAAAAAATATATCCCACAAGGTTCGATGGTTATTACGTCGGCAAGGATGGTAGCGTATGGACGCACTGGACACACGGAGGATATACAGGACCTATTCGAAGGATGACACAAAACCCCAGAGGTGGAGTGGATCCAGAGGATAGGTATTTGGCTGTCAATATATCTCTACGGGACCCACAGGGAAAATCACTCAAACAGATCAAATATTATTCTCACAGGTTGGTTGCAGAGACACTTGTAGAGAATGTAGAGGGACTCCCAGAAATTAATCATAAGGATGAGAATAAGAAAAATAATTCCGTGAGTAATTTAGAGTGGACGGACAGAAAAACAAATATGGATCATTCAAGAAATGAGAATGGTATGTTAACAGGATCTCACAAATCACATGATATAGTATTTGAAGAGTACATCCCAGTGATTGATCACATTCCAGAGAGCTGGGTGGCATACTATAAACCAGAGAAGGTAATAGCAAAGCGACCTCCGAAGTTTAAGGTAGTTGATCTGTATACTGATGAAGAGCACTATGTAAGGTCTATGACAACATGGGTGAATGTGAATTGGGAATACATCTCAAAGAGGTGTAGAACAAAGAGTTCAAAGAATTTCTATACAGGTTTGATGGTGGCAAAATCCAAGAACAAACCGTTGAATGGTTTTCTAGTAACTAATATATAAAAATAAACATGGCAAGTACTTATCACATATACTTAAAGGATAGATGTCTTTTCAAGGATCTTGATGAGGGAGAGTTTGAAGTTATATGGGGAAGGTTATACAGATCTTATTGGGACGATATTACATATTCAGAGGTTACGGATATCCCTACAGAAAAATACATCGAAGATTCATATTGACAGATACATAGAATTACTTTATAATAAGAGGGTAATTACAAAACGCTATGGCAAAAGGATTTACTGTTAAAGCAAACCCTCCTTCAAAGAAAAAAGCAAAGGAAGATTGGGATATTGCTGCTGTTAAAGAGAGGATGAAAGGCAAGTCAATTGTCTTCTGTTTACCTGGTAGAGGTTGTTCATATATTTTCTTAAAGAACTTTGTACAGTTGTGCTTTGATATTGTACAGAATGGAATGAGTATTCAGATATCACAAGATTACTCATCAATGGTTAACTTTGCAAGATGTAAGTGTCTTGGTGCGAATGTACTACGTGGACCATCACAGAAACCTTGGGATGGTAAGCTAGAGTATGATTATCAACTATGGATTGACTCGGATATTGTCTTCGACACTAACAAGTTCTGGCAGTTGTGTGATCTTGCATTACCAGCAGAGGGTGAGGAGAAAGAAATCACCGCAGGTTGGTATGCTACTGAAGACGGCACGACTACATCTGTCGCCCACTGGTTAGAGGAAGAGGATTTCCGTAAGAATGGTGGAGTCATGAACCACGAAACCGTTGAGTCAATCAGTAAGCGTCGTCAACCATTCACCGTGGACTACACAGGTTTCGGATGGGTGCTCGTTAAGAAGGGTGTCTTTGAAGAACTCCCATATCCTTGGTTTGCTCCGAAGATGCAAGAGTTTGAATCAGGAAAAGTTCAGGATATGTGTGGAGAGGACGTTAGTTTCTGTTTAGATGCAATTGAAAAGGGATATGATATCTGGTGCGATCCTCGGATTAGAGTGGGTCACGAAAAAACTCGTGTTCTTTGAGTTATGGAGAAGCAACTCCATGAATGGGTAGAGAAACATCTACCCAATAAGACTAACGGGGACTTATGGGACCTTCAGGCAGCGATTCTCACCGAATTGTCTCGTAGGGATGATGTTAAATATCAGGTCCGTGCCTCGAAAGAGTCATTAGATGAGAAATTTAGAGAACTTGGGGTGATTTGATCCCGACCCATCTCGTAAAAAACAAAAAAACCAATATTAAGTGTCTAAATAGCATTAAAACGTGCCTTTAGACACTTTTTTTATCAAAAAAACCAATTGGAGGTCTAAATGTCGCCAAAAATGTTAAGAGAAATTGCTGAAGATGACCTAACACCCAAGAAAAGCGATAAAATGGAGAATTCTAACGACTTTTACCAACGCTTAAATGATCCAGATGACGGTTTTGACTATGATATTGAAAGTTATGAGGTAATTTCAGAATATCGTTAGATTATGATGATAAATAATAAATAATTGCTGTATTTCAGTGCCATTAGAAAGGGTTAGTCAAGGTTTTAAGGACATAAGTATGACGTTTCAGGCAAATCCCCTGAATCAGGACCTTATTGTGCTTAAAAACGATAATGCTATTGCCCGATCAGTTAGGAATATCGTATTTACTGTTCCTGGTGAGAAGTTTTTTCAGGAAAACTTCGGATCTAGGATATCAGAGTCTCTTTTTGAAAATATAGATGAGGTATCTGCTCTTGAGATTAAGGATGAAATAACTGAATCTATTAATAGATTTGAACCAAGAGTAAAATTGATTAGCGTTGATGCAATTCCCGATTATGCGGGTAATGCATTTAACGTTCTTATTGTTTATGAGATAATTGGAATAGACACTCCAGCACAACAATTAGAATTCGTTTTACAATCAACCAGGTAAAATGCCGTTAGTTAACTTTTCTAACCTGGACTTTGATCAGGTTAAGACAACTCTTAAGGATTATTTAAAATCCAACTCGAATTTCACGGACTATGACTTCGAGGGATCGAACTTATCAACAATTATTGATGTTTTAGCATATAATACTTACATCACTTCATATAATGCCAACATGGTGGCGAATGAAGTGTTCATTGATAGTGCAACATTGAGAGAAAATGTAGTTGCATTAGCAAGAAACATAGGATATACACCAAAATCAAGAAAAGCAGCAAGAGCAACTGTTAGTTTTTTCGTAGATACGACTGATGTTACACCAAAACCTGTTACATTGACTCTTAAGAAGGGTCCTATAGCAGCATCAAAGGGTAATTTTAGTGGTCAATCGTTTGTTTTTTCAATTTTAGAGGATATTACAGTTCCTGTTGTTGATGATCTTGCAACATTTAATGATATTACCATATATGAAGGTAGTCTCTTACAGTCAAATTACACATATTCTGCAAGAAATCCCAATCAGAAGTTTATTTTACCAAATACTGGGGTAGATACTGAATTAATTGGTGTAGGAATTAGGTCAAATGAGTTTAGCACTGCTTCAACCAAGTATAGTATGCACGATAATCTCTTTGATATTGGTTCAGCATCAAGAGTTTACTATATTCAAGAAATAAATGATGAAAGATATGAGATATTTTTCGGTGATGGTATATTTGGAGCATCTCTTGAAGATCAAAATTACATTACTGTTGAATATATTGCAACAAATGGAGCAGATGGTAATGGAATTTCCAACTTCTCCTTTGCTGGTAAGTTAAGTCATACCCATAATGCAGTTGAATATCCTATAACTTCTGGAATTTCACTATTATCTACTGGATTACAATCATCTGGTGGTGAAGTTATTGAAAGTGTAGAGTCTGTAAGGAAGTTTGCACCCAAGATATATGCTACTCAAAATAGAGCAGTAACAGCAAATGACTATGAATCACTAGTTCCAACAAAAATTTACCCAGAAACGGAGTCAATTTCTGTATTTGGTGGTGAAGAGTTAGTTCCTCCACAATATGGAAAGGTTTTTATTAGTATTAAACCAAGATTTGGTGACTTTTTACCAAATTTAGTCAAACAGAATATAAAATCCAAACTTAAAAAGTTTAGTGTAGCAGGTATTGTACCAGAAATCTTGGATTTGAAGTACTTATATCTAGAAATTGATTCTAAAATATACTATAATACTAATCTAGCACCTAGTGGAGCTTTTGTTGAGGGTAATGTTCAGGCAAATACAACCAAATATGCAGATTCTTCTGAATTGAATAAGTACGGTGCAAGATTTAAGTATAGTAAATTCTTGAAAATCATTGACGAAAGCAATGAAGCAATTACATCAAACATCACAACTCTTCAAATTAGAAGAGATTTAAGAGTTGCATTGAATGCATTTGCAGAATATGCTATTGGTTTTGGTAATGAATTTTATATTAAAAGTATGAGTGGATACAATATCAAATCTTCTGCCTTTAGAGTTCAAGGAATCTCAACTGATGTGTATATTTCAGATATACCCAACAATGATAGGGAGAATGGAGAGTTATTCTTGTTTAGTGTTCCTTCTATAAACTCTACAAGTCCAACGATTATTAAGCGTAATGTTGGTAGCATAAATTATAAAAAGGGTGTTTTAACATTGAATCCCATTAACATACTTTCAGGTAAGGTTAAGGATGGTCAAACAATCATTGAGATTTCTGCATGTCCTAAATCTAATGATGTTATTGGGTTACAGGATTTGTATTTACAATTAGATATTGGTCAAAGTGTATTTACAACAATAGTAGATGAAATCTCTTCTGGACTTGATCCTTCAGCATCGAATTATGTTGTCACTTCAAGTTATCATAATGGTGTTTTAGTACGTAGTGGTGGACGTGACAGTAGACCCACTCAAACGGCATCTACAGCGTCTACAACAGCACCTACAGCATCTACAGGTACTATCGCTAGTGGAAACACTAATTACGGTTCTTCCTCGACTCCTTCATCATCAACTCCTTCATCATCTCCTTCTTCAGGGTACTAATCTAATATAAACAATGGCAGAGAATAGAGTTCAATTTAATAACATTGTTCAGAATCAATTACCTCAATATGTAAGGGAGGAATATCCTTTAATTGAGGAATTTTTGAAGCAGTATTATATTGCACAGGAGTTTGATGGTGCTCCTGTTGATTTAATTCAGAATATTGACAAATATATCTCACTTGACAAAACAACAAATTTAGTTGAATCTACTGCATTAAGTACAGAACTTCAAGAATATGATAAAACTATTACAGTTACTGGTACTGAAGGATTTCCCGATTCTTATGGTCTTTTAAAGATTGGTAATGAGATAATAACATATACAGATAAAACCGAATATTCATTTACTGGTTGTATCAGAGGATTTTCTGGAATTAGTAATTATATTTCAGAAGATAATCCCGAATCATTAGTATTTGAATCAACAACTGCTGCACTACATTCAAATGGTGCAGAAATTCATAATTTAAGCAATCTTTTTCTAAAAGAGTTTTTAAAGAAAACAAAACGCCAATTTTTACCACTTTTAGATGAAAGAAAGTTTGATGATCAATTAGATCAAAGTACGTTTATAAAACAATCAAAAGATTTCTTTAGTAGTAGAGGAACAGATAGATCTTTTGAGATATTATTCAAATCTCTTTATAATAAAGAAGTAGAAGTAGTAAAACCAAGAGAATTACTTTTTACACCTTCAAATTCAGATTATAGAGTTACCAATGATTTAATAGTTGAAGCTATTGAAGGGGATCCAACAAATCTTGAACTTGCAACCTTAATTCAGCAACCATATGGTTTTGGATCTGGAATTGAAAAAGCATATGCACCCATAACTGCAGTTGAGACGATTGTTGCTAATGATGGTAGTACTTTTTACCAATTAAGCATTGATGCTGGATATAGTAGAGATATTTCTGTTGATGGTGCAACTTATGGTAAGTTTTCAGCAATTCCAAGAACTAAAAATATAGGACAGATATCTGCAGGATCATCTTTCTTCGATGTTGATTCAACTGTTGGATTTGGAACTAATGGAGAATTATCAGTTACTTATAATGACGAAAGTATTGGAATTGTATCATATACTTCAAAATCACTAACTCAATTTTTTGGAGTTACTAATGTAACTGGAAATATTCTAGATGCAACAAGTATTGGAATTGATACATGTGCATATGGTCAATCAACTCTTGATTCTACAGAAAGAATAAAGGTAAGAGTAAATTCAGTTATTAACAGATTAGAATATCCTGAAAATGCACATTATTATAATACAGGAGATACTGGTAAAATATCTGCATTAGGTAGAAAGTCTCGTAATTTTAAAACAAACAATTGGTTTTATAACAACTATGCCAAGTATAATGTAAAAAGTGTAACTCTACTTGATGCGTCTGACCAAACATGGGATATTCTTTTAAATGTTGATCATTCATTTAAAGTAAGTGATTCAATTACAATTACTGGGCAAGATGGTGCAGATAAGGTAGGTCAAGTTACTGATATCACTTCATCAAAATCATTAACTATTAAAGGTCAAGGTGGATTAAACACCACAGAAAGTTATACTATTTTCAGAAATATATTAAAAGCAGCGACAGTAAATTTTGTAAAGGCAAGAGAATTTGCATGTAATGTACAAAATGTATATGAGACTGATGAGAATGTATTAGTAGCATCTTCATCACTACCATCATATACAGTCAATACTAATGATAGAACTATTACATTTAGTGGAACTTTTGTTGGAACAGAATTTATAATTACAACAGGATTAGATCATGGATTATATACAGGAGACGCAATACTTTATCAATCTAATAGGGTAACATCAACTACCTTTGATTATTATGGAAACCCTATTAACACAACAATACCTGGTGATAAATTATTCAATGAAGGTTTGTATTTTGCATATAGAGTAAACAGTTCAACAATAAAAGTTGCAAAAAGTAGAACTGATATTTACAATGACAAATTTATCGAAGTTGAGAGTTCAACCACAGTTACTGATAATACTTTACAACCATATGATTTTAGAAGTAAGACTCTAGAGTCTCAAAAACTTTTAAGAAAGATTTCTGAACCGATTCATGATAGATCAGTAAAACCAGAAACAAAACCAGGATATAACGGAATTCTGTCTAATGGAGTAGAGATATTAAATTACAAATCAGCTGATCGAGTTCATTATGGTCAAATTAATAAAATTGATGTTCTTGATCCTGGTCTTGATTATGATGTTGTAAGTCCACCTTCATTACTAATTAAAGATCAAACTGGAACTGGTGCTACTGGTAATGTTGCAGTTAGGGGTGTTTTAACCCAATTAAGAATTTTAGATACTGGATTTGATTATTTGGATGTACCAAAGGTAACAATATCTGGTGGTAATGGAACTCCTTCTTCAGTTTTAGTAAATATGAAGAATATTGACCATTCGGTAGATTTCTTTGCTGATGGTTCTTCTGCTCAAGTTGGTTTAGGCACTACAGGAACAATTGGGCAAACTATTGGATTTAGCACTTTCCATAAATTTAAAAATGGTGAAAGGGTAATATATGATTCAGTCAACCAACTAGGTGTTGGTGGAATGTCAACAAACGCAGAATACTATGTTTCTACATTTGTTGAGGAAGGTAATGCAAAGCAGAGTTTCACGAAAATAAAATTATACCCAACATCAAGAGATGCATTGGCAGGTATCAATACTGTTGAATTAACATCATTTGGTGTAGGTAAGCAATCTTTAAGATCTTTTGATCATAAATCTGTAGTTGCTGGTGTCAATGTTGTATCAGGTGGAGTTTATGAAAATAAACAAAGAAAGGTTGCTGCTGCTACTGGAATAAGCACTTCTAAAAATGAAATTACAATTAAGGATCATGATTATAAAGATGGTGAAGTAATTAAGTATACTGCTGGAGATAAGGGAATTATAGGTCTTACTGATGGATCAGAGTATTATGTTTTAAAGGTTGATGATGATAAGTTTAAATTAGCAAATGTTGGTGTTGGCACTACTAATGGTGTTGATTATTTTTATCAGTCTGGACAATATGTTGGTTTATCATCCATAGGAACAGGAACACATACATTCAATTATCCAGATATAACAGTTACTGTATCTGGTAATGTTGGAGTTGCTTCTACTGGATTGGAAACTTTCCAAGCAAATGTTCAACCAATTATCAGAGGACAGATTACATCTGTCGATTTAGATAATCAAGGTAGTGGATATGGATCTGAAGAAATTATTAATCACAATAGAAAACCAGAAGTTACTCTTATATCTGGATCACAAGCAGAAATTCTTCCTATTGTGGTTGATGGTAAAATAACAGAAGTTGTTGTTCTCAATAAAGGTAAGAAATATAGTTCTCCTCCTGATATAAGAATCACTGGTGATGGACAAGGAGCTGCAGTAACTCCAATATTATCTGGTGGTTTATTAAATTCTGTAAAAGTAGTTGAATCTGGTTCTGGATACACTCAACAAAATACTTCTGGAATAGTAGTATTTACTGGAAGAGGTGCTGAATTTGATCCACAACTTCAAACATGGACAGTTAACCTTGTTAAGAAACTCGAAGCTTTTGTAGAAGAAGATGATGGATTTATAGAAAGAGGAACTAATAGAGGATTTGGATTGCAATATTCACATTTATACATTCCAAGAAAATTCAGACAATCAGTATATTCTGTAGATCAAGATGGAAATACTGTATGGGGACAAAAAGATTTAACTAGACAAGAAGGTCAAGAGCAAATAGCAGAAAAACATTCTCCTATTATTGGTTGGGCATATGATGGATATCCAATTTATGGACCTTATGGGTATATTACGAAAGAAGGTGGTTTAGTAAGTAAGTTAAAAAGTGGTTATGTAGAAGAAGCAGTTAAGAAAACTAATAGACCATCTGTTGCCATATTCCCACCAGAATTTTTTGTTGAAGACTTTACTTATAAACTAAAAAATGAAGAAACAATATTAGATCAGAATAACGGAAGATTTTGCGTAACTCCAGAATATCCAAATGGAACTTATGCATATTTTGCAACCATTGATTCAATAGTAGCACAAACTGCTCCATTTAATGGATACTTTGAACCAGTATTCCCATACTTTATCGGAAATACCTTTTATGGTAGACCTGATGAATTTAACTTTAGTAAAGAGTCTAATCAAGATGAATTTGATTTAAACAAAACTGAATATTTTAGAAATACCAAACCCTATAACCTAATTGAAGGTAAAATAAAATATAAGTATCTAACATTACCAAATAATTTAGAACAGACAGTAGATGTTAAAGGAGTTACTGCTGGTAAAATTGAAGAGGTTGGTATAATTACTGCTGGTACTGGATATAGAGTAAATGACGAATTAGTATTTGATAATGACGGGACTGGTGGTTTTGGTGTTGCAGCAAGAGTATCAAAAATAAAAGGAGTATCTGTTGACTCTATAAGTGTTGCTACTAGTTCTATTACTAATGTTGAGATATATCCAACAGGAAAAAATAAGTATACTCTCTACACAACTAATCCCCACAATTACAATAATCTTGATGTATTATCAATTACTGGATTATCAACATCAACTACTGGTCTTGAAGGTGCTTATGTTGCTGGTGTTACAACCACTACATATGTGTTTGCTGGAGTAGGAACCACTGGTGGTGGTGGTATAGGAACCGCAGGAGCAAGTGGAATAGTAACTCATTTTAATATTGCTGGTAGAGATCTTGGTTTTGATCAGATTAGAGAGAATGATATTGTTGGTATTGGAACTGAAGAAGTAAGAGTAATAGAGGTTCTTAAGAATGCTTCTGCACTTAGAGTTATAAGAGGAACAAATGGTATAAGTGCTGCTCATACTGCAGGTGCAGTTATGACAGTTAATCAAAGACAAATAAAGATAGATTCTGGATTTAAGACGGATTATCAGTCCAAAGTAAATACGCAATATTACTTCAACCCAGAACAAGCTGTTGGACTTGGATCTACTGCTGGTGTTGGTATTGGAACTACTATATTCTTTACTGGAATCACATCAACCAATCTTGGAATATCTTCAATTTACATTCCAACTCAAGCAGTTTATCTTCCAAATCATAATTTAGCAACAGGAGATAAAGTAACATATTCTCCAGGCACTGGTGGTCAGGGAATTCATTATTCTGAATCGGGACATACAACAATAGGATCAACTTCAGGAGTTACGAAAGCAACTGATGGGCAAGAATTCTTTGTTGCAAGATTTAGTGATACTTTAGTTGGTTTAGCAACTGTACGAGTTGGATTAGGTACAACTGGAATTTACATTGGTCTTGAAACTGGATCAATTGGTGGTAGAAACCAAACTCCAGTATTCTTCAGAACTATTGGTGCTGGTAACAGTCATAGTATTAAAACTAACTATGTTCCAATAACAGGTGAGATTGTTAGAAATCTTGTAACTGTTGATACTGGAATATCTACTCATGGATTACATGTTGGGCATCACGTAGATGTTTCTGTAAATGCTGGAGCATCTACATCGTTTGTTTTCAATTATGATGACTATCATAGAAAACTTATCGTAAATCCAAGAGAATTTACTGGTGGTGATGTAACTACAACAACAGATTCAATCACAGTTAAGGATCATCATCTTGAAACTGGTCAAAAAATTATTCATACTTCTGGTGGACCTGCTGCAGGACTAGTTGATAATAAGGTTTACTATGCAGTTAAGGTTGATAAAGATACCATTAAGTTATCAGATACTTATTACAATTCTACTCAAGGAATTCCAGAAACCGTTGGAATAGGAACTACAGGGATTGGTGGTACCATTAAACCAATTAACCCTCCCCTAGAGGTCTACAGAGACGCTACAGTAACGTTTACACTTGCTGATGGATCATTAGGTTATGAAGTACAAGGAACTTCATATCCAGCATTCCAATTGAATTTTTATAAAGATAGTGGATTCTGCTATCAATACGATAAAAATGCTCTTGAGAAGAATTTTAATGTTCAAAGAACTGGAACTATTGGTGTTGATGGGACAGCAAAAGTTACTTTGACAGTTAATGAAGATAGTCCAAAACTTTTATATTATAAGTTAGATCCTGTTGAGGTAAGTAACTTACCAACTATAAAATCAGAAATAAACATTGATGATGAAGTTGATTATAACAATCAATTTGCAACTAAAACAAGTTTATATAATGGAACATATAGAGTTTCTTCTGGAACAGGAAATACTCAATTCTCATACAGTGTAAACAGAATTCCAGAGAAAACTTCTTATCTATCTACAGATAATGCATTCATAACATATGAAACTGATTGCACTCATACTACTGGACCGATTGCACAGATTGAAATAAAGGATGGTGGTAAAAATTACTACAATCTTCCAGGAATTACTACTGTTACTACTGGTGTTGGTAAAAATGCAATTTTAGAACCATCTAGTACATCTATTGGTAAGATTAAAACAAATAAAATTAATAAAATTGGTTTTGATCTCTCTATAGACAAAACAGTTAGACCATCAGTTTCTCTACCAAATCTAATAGATATTGAATCATTTGCTTCTTTTGATTCTATTGGAATTTCTTCTCAAGGTAGAGGTTATTCAGCTGCTCCACATATTGTAGTATTGGATGGAAAAGATAAGACTGTAATTAATGATGTAGATCTCAAATACTCATTAGGTGATACTTCAGTAAAAATATTGAAGAATACCTATGGAATGAATAATATATCTCCAAGACTAGTCCCTACTGCAAATACAAATGGTGTGGGAATTAGTACTGTTGGATTTAACACAACTACTAAATTTGCAACTGTAACATTAGATGTTGGATTTAGTACAGCAAACACATTCCCATTCGTTGTTGGTGATAAAGTACTAATTGAAGGTGTAAGTGTTGGTGTTGGATCAACAGGTAAAGGATTTAATTCATCTGCATATAATTACAAACTATTCACTATAACATCAACAGATCCAAATATTGGTGGAGTTGGTGCTACTGTATCATACAGTCTTGATGGTGATTATAAAGAAGGTGAGGTTATTGGATTCTATGATGATCAAAACTCTGGTGGTAGAATAATTGCTGAAAAGGCATTCCCAATTTATACTCCAAAACTTAAGTTTAATAACTATGCAATTGGTGAAACAGTAGAATCAGATACTAGTTCAGGTTCTGTTGAATATTGGGATAGGCAAAATGGAGTTTTAAAAGTTTCTACAACTGACAATTTTGTTGTTAATGAAAGAATAAAAGGATTATCATCAAATACTGAAGGAATTGCTTCTTCCATAACAACGTATGATTCATCTTTTGAATTAAGTCCAATAACAAGAGTTGTTAAAGGATCTACAACCGTATCAGGTTTCTTGAATGAAGGAATTCAAAGAATACAAGATAGTCTTTATTATCAGAACTTCTCATATGCTTTAAAGTCTGAAGTTGATTATGATACATGGGATGATGCAGTAGGTTCTACTAATCATACTGCTGGATTTAAGAAATTTGGTGATTATCAGTTAGTTACTCCTGCTGGTGATGATTCTAGTCCAAGTGGAATGATAGTTGGTGTATCATCCAATGCTATTGAAATTACTAACGAATTAGTTGGGTTTGGAGATTTAAATTGTGTTCATGATTTTGATAATGTAAAAGAAAATGTTTTAAACCTTGGTGGTGGTATTTCTTCCGATGAAATAATATTTACCAGTAGAATATTGACTGATTATTTTGAGTCTTCAGGAAATAGAGTTCTGTTAATAGATGATATGAGTGGACTATTTAATAGTAATCCACGACCAACTGTTTTTTCTATTATTGATACCTTCCCTGCTGCAGAGCATAGGGCAATGAAATATTTCATGTTCTATAGAGATAGAAGATTTGTTTCAGAAAGAGAGATGATGGTTGTCACTCTTACTCATGATGATCAATATGCATATATGAATCAATATGGCGGTATTGATACTAAACAACCTCTTGGAAGATTTGATTTCTCAATTGCTGGTTTAGATGGTCAATTACAATTCTTCCCCTTTGATTTTACTGTAAATGATTTTGATATTGGATTTATTGCTTACACATTAGATGATAATATTCTAGGTATAGGTACAACCAATCTAGGTGGTGTTGTTGATATTGATACAAGTAGTTGTTCTACTTACGATTCTAGTGGTGGCACAGGTATTACTACAACATTAGTTTCTGTTGCACACACATACAGATCAATGAAACTTTTAGTATCATTGTCTGATGCAAATAATGAGCACCAATTTAATGAACTTAACCTTGTTCATGACAATAGTGATGTATATGGTGTTGATTATGGCGAATTAACTTCTACAATACCAATCACTGCTGGTCCAGGATTTGGAACATATTATGCTCGTCTTGATGGCACAAATATGAAGGTTGACTTCATACCCAAGAATAGTGGTATAGGAGTAACAATCAATACAATTCAGGTAGGAATACATAGCAACCATGCACAAGGTATTGGAACAGCATCCCTAAAACATGCTCTTTTAGAAGCAAGAACTACAAATATTGCATCTTCTGGTAGTCCAGGTATTACAACTATTGGTCAATATAGTTCTTCCTTT